TGGGGGGTTTAGAGCGTTGTGAACGCCCTAGGGGCGCTCAACCTAGACGGGCGATCTGTCTAGGTTGAGCTGGGCAAGGTACTTCTCAAACCTTGCCCACCCCGGAGTGCTGAAACCGCACTCCGACCGACTGTTGAACCCCCAACCAGGGGTTGTCAGGCGGGTTTTACGGAACTTCACGTTGTCATCACGACAATTGGCGAAGCCGTCCCTTAGGTAGCCTCTTACCGCCGCAAGTATGACGCCAGCTTCATTCACGAAGTTAGGCTTCTTGCTTGGACATGCGATATCACCTTTACGGGTGTCATGTCGCTCGGTAAGGCCACGCTCTGGTTTCCAGCGTACAACGATAGGTCTGAGACCATGGTAGACGAATCCACCATACTCATCCAAGTCGCGTACTCTGAAATGGTCGAATGGAACGACCACTCCTGAACTAGCGTCCTCCCAAGGCGGAACTGGTAACCACCAGACCGTCTTCAGAAGGGCGTTTATAGTCGCAGGAAGTGGGAGGTCCCATTCGGCCGACCAAGCGTTAAGCCGGTTGATGAGAGCATACCGGTGCTGCGGTCGCTTGAGCCGTTTACAATACACGGCTCGAACGTTCTGACCTAGAAACCAGTCAGTACCGCAACTCTCGCGAAATGGCCCTGCACCGAATGACTTGTCGGTGTTGACCTCGTAACCCAGTAACTTCAAGGTATCGCAGACTTCCGCGAACACCTTGGTATCGACGATGATATCATCACCGAAGACGCCAAAGTTGCCGGGCTTGTTAGACGAGGCTGACCTTCTATTGCGAATCATCGGTATGCCTGCCATTTTATAGCAGGCTTCGACGACGCAAGCGAAGATCAAGGTCATTAACGGGAATGTAAACCCGTTCCCCATGGACGAAAGGAGGTGTAGAGGTACCCATGTGCCATTAGGCAACATGGTCTCTTTGGAGCGTATAAACAGGAGCCAGTTTCTGACTTCTGGGTAAGGCATTAGCCAATACCACATTCCAAGAGAGGTTGCGTCACTCGCTGACTTCAGGTCAATTGTCCCAAAGCGCTGAGTGAAACTCCCAATACGACTCAACTCGCGGTTAAAATCGGGCTGATCATCTAGGCGAATGCCAAAATGACGCTCGATCAAACCTTCGATCACCATGCCAGTACCTAACTGATAATACATGTTAAGGTTTGGCTCGGTGCACCTAGTCCGTGAGATGTCGCGATTTTTCGGGGCGAACCCAAGTTTGCTACCTCTTACTACCGGGGACCCAAAACGCGAGGACCGAGCAAGCTCGGCCTCGTGCTCAAGTTCGAACGGTAGTATACTGGAGTAATACTCCCAGTATAAGTCAGAGGAAGTGGTGGTTAACGGACCCGCACAAATCTTTGTGTAAAAGTCCGTTAATTTAGCACCAATCGATGAACCGGGGCCAGGCCTATTATACATAGGACTCTGGTCCGATAGATCGACCACGCCGCCGTCAGGGAGTTCGAAGCATCTGAGAAACAAGCTTCGAAACTCTCCTAATGTCGTACGCTGTCGATCCGTTAGTTCATCGGCCTTCGGAGCTCGCCAATCCTTACACCTTGAGTTCCAGTGTAAGAAGAGGTCGAGCGCCGCGCTGTCGGCACCAGACTTAGCGTCCTCCTGATACTTCTTCAGGAAGGCATTAAGCTGAGCACGGATAGCGAGAAGCCTAGCGGAGTCGAATCCGACGAGAGAGCAGTCGCTCTCTATCAGATCAATTTCGCTAGGATCAAGGCTCCTGTACAGGTCTGACTTAAGAAGCTCGAAAAGAGCAGTAGGGCAAGTGTCCACATTGTTCTCCTCTGGGAACGATCGTTACGCTTACTCAACTTGAGTAAAGCGCGTGAGGTCTTTCTAGCCACGTGACATTACATCACGTTGGACACAGCGGTGTCTCCGACGCCAGCAGATTGCTGGGACAGGACACCGATGTGGGCAGAAAGGGCCGCACGAACGTTCGCCGCGTCATAGCTGTCGGCACCGGCCGGAACCTCGATGATCGTAGTGATCTTCATAGGCTTCGCGGGTTGGTTAACCAACGGCGTAACACCCTTGCGGGTGATGACGTAGAAGGTGTTCAATGGAACGCTCGGCAGACGACCAGTCACCGGGTTCGGGTTTCCAAGGACTTTAGGGTTCTTGGGCCGAACGAAGGTGATGGTGAACGGCGACGCAATACTGTGCGCCGTAACACCGGTCTGCGTACCGCCAAGAGCTGTTACTGCCACCTGCTTACCGTTGACGTCCGGTGCAACATCGGTCGTCAAAGTGTAGGTTGGGGTGGTCAGGCCAGTCTGGGCGGCCCCTGTAACGGGAGAAGTGGGATTCCACGACATAAAGCATACCTCAAATGAGAGTGGTTTGATTATTGGGAAGGGCAACTGAGCCCAACCCGGCTAAGGCTGGTAACTTCTTAGACAACAGGAGCGCCGCGGTGTTCGCATACGGCTTCCATGACTTCGGCAGGTCAAGTTTGACCGGCGGAACCATAGAAGACGGGACACCCCTGCTGACGTCGGTTCTGACCAGCCGGACAGAACCTGATGCAGCTGAGAAACTCTTCAAGGTTGGGCCCAAAATCGCCTCGGCCTTAGAACGGTCAGGTATAGTGTAACCTTCAACTATACTTTCCTGTCTAAGAGTGCGAGACGTCCAGGTGATAAACTTGAAGTCGGCGAATAGCGCATCGAGTACGTTATTCAGGCCAGTGAAGTAGTCGAGGAACCAGGAATAAGGCGTTATAGCGTAGAGCGTCGGCACGAACCTTTCAGGTACGAGACCGATACGCTCTAGATAGCTAAGCGCCTGAACCTTTTCCACGTTTACACCACACTGATACCGAACCGAAAGGCGTGTAGACCTAACTTCGTTGTACGTATAATACATATAGTTTACTATGATATTATTCGCACGGGAAGTTTGGCTTACTACCTCGTCATCTCTGAAGCTAGCATTCACCTTCGTGCCAATCCTATTGCGCTGCGATTCCATCGCCTTTATGAGGTCTTGGATATCGTAGTACAACGGTTTGAACCCGAAGGTGAACTCAAGCCAGAGCTTACCCAAAGCGGAATTCACATCCTTCAAGTCCCTAGCGTCGAAGCGTGATAGAGTCCTACCGACACGCCGTTGGCGGTCACGTACGACTTCATCGGCGCGACGACGATAGATCGCAAGAAGGTCGTGGATCCCTTGCAGAGGGCTCCCAATCATGCTAATCAGTTGCTTATACTCACCGAGCGTTTCGCCAATATCGGCGTCATGCTCAAGCTTGTAAAGCTTTTCATAAAGCTTAGCAAGTGCACCATTGTCAACACGGTTCAGCAGACCATTACTCACAACATGCTTCGATAAAGACGGGAACTCGAAGTTCCCAAAGCATGCGTCCGATTGGACGGTTTTGTGAATAAACGGACTTGGGTCTTTCCACGTCATTGATATGTAACTCGGCACAAACGCGATAGAACTGCGTTGCGCCGACATATTAGTTGTGGCATTACCCCCAGCTCTGATGACGGCCCTCCAATTAGGAAGGGTAACGCCATCCCGTCGATTATCCCAACTGTAGTCCCTGTAAAACAGGGCGACAGTATTAGGCCCAGTGTCCCGCGATTGCAGGATGCTGTAGCCTGGGACTTTCACCGTCTGAGGTGAAAGGACGGACGCCGATCGAGCCCCTTTCTTAGTTGGGATTTTACCAACGATAAATAGGGGAGGAAATACGATCGGGCGCGGAGTGGCACTGCTGATAGTTGGTGACAAGCCAACCAGGCCTTTGCTGGCCACGACCCTCTTCTTCTTTCGATAACGTTTAAAGAAAGCAAAGACGAAGCGAATAATATTCGCCTTCGATACGGCACCGTCGAAGACTTCCATGGACGCCGACTGGAATTCACCAGTCGAATCGTCACGCTGGGAGATTTTCAACTCTGCCATATTGCTTCCTTTCGTTAAAGAACGGAGACG